TTTTTGATTGAAAATTTTTCTTTTTTATCTTTTAATAAAAGCGAGTAATGTTCGGGGAATTTTGTTTGGATAAGATTATCATTTTCATCGAACAAACCATAATAATCAAAAGGGAATTTATACACACAATGCCACATAGGGGTACCATCCTTCTTAGATTGGCCTCTATATCTTGCTCTTCCGCAAGCAATAGGGCCACCAAAGCTACCGTCTTTAGGGTGAGGTTTATCCGCGGCATAAGATCCGATAGCACAGTTATAATTAAATTTTGTTAAATATGTTTGCGCTTGAGTTAATTCTATTTCAAACTCATCGAGTTTTTTATCAGAAATCTTCCGCATCTTCATAATGCCTTCAGGCTTGTCTTCTTTTTCTAAATCAAATTTCAAAAAAACAAATTCGCTATTGCGGTTTTTTATATCTGGAAAAAGATATTTAACTGCAAGGCTGTAAATATAATCCTGCAGGTTTTTTTTCTTATCCTCTCCTTTGAAAACTTGTTTGCTTGTTTTAAAGTCTCTTATGAGGGCAGAGCTTTTCTTGTCATATATAAACAGCTTATCTATGAACCCTTTGACATAATAGTCTTTTTCTCCTTCGTCTATGTGCATATCGAAATCATACTCTGAAAATGACTGGGCGGGTTTACCGTTTTTCTTGCCAAAAAAATCATAACGTAACCCTGCTGTAATCATCTCCTTAATGAGTTCCATGTTCTCTTTATCATCAACACCAAGCGCCTGAGATGTTGACAGTATTAACTTTTTAATAGAAGGGACAACGAAAGGGTCGTTGCTTTCTAAAATAGCATCATAGTAATGACGTCTTGAGGGCTTACCAAGACATTCAAAAATCAAGTGACAGACAGTACCTCGAGAAGCCCCGTCATTAGACTGATCAGGCAAACGCTGGTGATATTTGCACCAATAAAGCCACGAACACATTTTAACTGTCTTGAGGCGACTGGCTGATAGGTAAACAGGTTTTGTTTTAGACATTAGGTTGTTCTATAAGATCTTTAAGGAAATTTATTTTTTTCTTTCTTTCTGTTTTGTTTTTGATTATATTCATTCCTTCTGTGCTTTTCAGTATGGAGTAGATTTTAGATATTTGTTTTTCTTTATCTAGGGGTTTTTCATACCACTTCTCTTTAAAATTTACACCTTCTTGTTGCATATCCCCAAAGTCATTGCTTGTGGGGAGGTTGATTCGAAGCTTTGTGATGTCAAAATAATTTAAGAGTTTAATGAAAATTTTAACAGCCGCATGGAGTCCGACATTAGACTTGTCGTTATTGGTTGCGATAATAATTTGATCCAGTTCGTGGGAAAGAAGAAATGATATTTGTTTAGAGCTCAGGTCTAGTCCGCCAACAACCAAGTGGTTTAAAAAATTATTTTCAGTTAATGCGAGACTGTCTCCAATGCTTTCTACAATAATGATTTCACGCCGTTCTTGAGTGCGCTCCAGAAAGGGGAACGAGCCTGTGTCGTTGGAGATGCAAATAGGATAAAGCCAGTTAGACTTACGGCCCACATGCTTCCACTTAGGAAATTCTGATTCACTCTTCCAGCGTAAATGGCGTCCCGTAAAGCCAATAATTTGAGAAGGGTCGTTTTCGTCAAAAATGGGGAAAACAAATCTACCGTTCAACTTGCCCGCGGTAGCTAGGCCTCCTTTATAGAGCTTTAATGTCAAATTTGAGACTTTTTTATCGTTATAGAATTTAAAATGAGGTAATAATTTGGATAAATATTCCAATGAGTAGATTTCGTCCATCTGTATTTTAACTTTTTGATCCTCCTTTTCAAAGGTGCTAGGCGATTTGGCGTCGCCAGAAGGCTGGATATAGCGAGATAGTATTTTTTTGTCCTTAGTTCCTAGGGTTTTTTCCACTAAAGCTTGAAAGGGCAAAAAGGAAGTATCGTCAACATAGTCGCGCCACACCCCGGAATCTTTATATATTTGTACCGCAGTAAAGTTATTTCCGTTGCGCCACAAGGCGTTAGTTTGCCAATAGGGTCCGCGATCTCGCAATTTGAACCCTAACTCATTAAGCACCTCTTTAATATCTTCGGTTTCCATTAACGTAAAAGCTCCGGAATAAAATCATCAGCAACGTTTTCGTCAGCGTCAAGCTCACCGTTGACGTCTAGAGCTCTAACCAAATCAACCATATCGCCACGCTCTTCCACGTTGAAGCCGTCCATTTGCAAATTAATAGCATTCTTGCGCAAGGAACCATCGGGCATTCTAACTGGGTTAATGGCTCGCATGTATTCAGCGCCTAGGTGGCGAGACTTTACGTTAATTAGTTTATGAGTGCCAAAGTTTGGCTCATTGGCTGTCTCGTCTAATGTTTTTTGTCTTAAAATAAACATATGAGAACAAAATTGTGTGATGCGATCTGATAGAGAGACGATACTTTCGTTATCAATAACGTCTTGTGCTTGGCGATTATTAACAATACCTTGGCGATTGCTTTGTACAGAAGTAATCATTGGAATAAGAGGGGCACCATCACTTAAAATTTCTTTTTGAATAGTCTTTTTAAATTTATCTACCATCTCTCCAACAATTTGCCATTCTGACTTTGCGCCATTATTTTCAAACGTAGTTTTGATGTAATCAAAAGAAAAAATCATGGGGTTTCCTCGACCAATCTTAGAATAATAAAAACGACGCAAAGTAGCCGTCATGTTATCAACGCTCATCCCCCCCACATTATAATAATAGAACTTAATCTTTTTTACTTCCTTCCAAACAGCCCGAACCTTATTAACAATTTCTTCCCCCGCTTGTCTCCATTGGCCTGTTTCTAATAGGTTCGCTGATACTCCGCTTAACGCTGAACATTGACGCACAATCAACTCTTCTTTAGACATTTCCCCATTATCAAAATGCAACACAGGGACATCATATTCAGAAGATACCTTGGTACAGAAATCCATACAGAAACGGGTCTTGCCGACGCCTGAGCGGGCCACTATGACCGTTATATTACCCGGACGTAACAATGAGCCATAAATATCATTAACGCGCTTATACGGGCTCATGAGGCCAAACTCGGTAACAGGGTTATTGCCTCTGACTTCTATCCATTCCTCCATCTCGTCCGAAATATTGACAGGGCTGTTGGGACCAGCATCAAAGAAGTTTATTTTTTCGTTAAAGGTATTGTCTGCGCTCTCTATGATGTCGTTATAAGGCACAGAAGGCGACATTTTGCGCATAGACTCAGCCACTTTTTTTGCCCCTTCAAAAATCTCACGTCTAACTGTATACTTTTTTAACTCTTGGGCTATCTTTTCTACGTTGTCCGCGGAAACTTTGCGTAGCGCAAGGGAGTGTATATAATCTGAAATCTTAATGTCACTAGGAAAACTAATGTTAAGCGCATCCACTCGCTGTGACAAAAGCACCTCGTCCATTTTTTCGGCGTTCTCAAGGGCCTGCCGAAGAACATAGAAAATTGTTTTGTTTATAGAATTTTCGTCAGCGCAAAAATCGTTCTCATTAATGAAGCTTGCAATATTCCCGTACTTGGCTGGGTGCTTAATCAGCGCAGAAAGTAAATGTTGTTCTAGCTCTAAAGAGAATATCATAAGTCCATGACCATACAGCAGGAAAAGAAAAAAGTCAAGATATTAAGATTGATTATCTTCCGAAAGGGCTCTTTCACCTAGCTCCATATCGTCCAAAAATTTTTCCAAAGCTTTACGTAGTCCCATCTCCACAATCTGCGAACCTATCTTACATTGAATGAGAGGACGCCCGTCTTGGGTAACGTAGGCCAGAATAAAACCACCATCATCCCCATCTCCCGTAAACTCAAAAAGCTTATCTAAAAAACTGTTGGGAATCGTAAATTCTTCTATTGGGTGATTTGGTATATCTTCTTGCATGTGTTATGATATTATAGACTTGTGTAGCTCTCCGAAATCTAGCTTGCCTTCATGCACTTCAAGAAGTTTAATGTTATTTGCTTCGCAAAAAGATAACTTCTCGTCGTCTCTTTTTAATTGATTTAAATAATTTATTTTATTATCCTTGTGAAAAAACTTATTGTACTTCGTGTGCTGTTTTCCTTGTACTTCTATTGCTATGTTTTTGGTGGCATTGTAAAAATCTATGGTCAGGCGCGACCCCACAACTGGAAACTCTTCGAAAACAACATCGCCATCCCAAAAAACTTTTAAAAAATTTTTAACTTTAGCTTGAAGTTTACTTCGACTGCCTTTCTCCCAATCAATTAAATATTTGATGGGTTTTTTAACTCTACGTCGTTTACCTAGCAATGTCTTGAAGGTCATCTTAAATAGAAAGCACCATCTTTTTAAAGTAATTCATAAGGTGCTCTTTGGCCTGCGGGTTTGCTTCGAAGAATTTATCAACCTGATTTTCTCCTTGTATTTTTTCAGGAAACTCAATTTTGGCTTCGGACATTATGTTAAGTAATTCAGGATCAAATTCTATCCAGCCCGCTCCTTTTCTGTGAGCAAAATCCCATAAAAATAACATATCTAAAATTTCTTTTTCTACCCAAATGCTTTTGCCTCCTTTGCGCCCGTAAAGGATAGGGTATTTAATGACTGCGTTAGTCTTTTCATTAGGGCTTTTTTTGACTGTGATTTTGGCATAGTGGCCAATAATTTTATTCTTTTCGGGGTCATGCTTATCTCCCGGCTTCTCTAATATCCAATCTTTTTTAAAACGAGGCTCAAATTCAAGAATAAAATTAGCAAAATGTAATAAAGCGTTGCCTCCTGTGGCTGTGGTTTGGCGAATAGGAGCCTTACTATAAGGGTCTAGTTGAATATCAGCACGAACCTGAGAAACAAAAAGTGCCATATGGCCTCGCTTAGTTAAACCTATGCTCACACGCTTCATGAAATCAGCGGCAATAACAGCTCCTCCGGCTACTTTTCTTGACTCTTCGAACGTTTTAAGGGTATCTCCTTTAGAAATTAACCCATCCACTGAATCCAAAATAAAACAATAGCGGGCGTCGCCTGAGTTTTTCCCGACCAAAAGACGTAAGGCCTCTACTACGGTTTCGTAAATATTACACTCAAACACGAAACAGTTTCCGACTTCCCATTCGTCTTCATTGAAAACAAACTTCACCCCTGAGCGCTCTATCATTTGTTTAGTGAGACGCCCTTCCGCTTTAATATAAAAACCGCGCGAATTAGGAACTGTTTGGAGGAAATTTTTCATCACTTCCAAAGCTT